GGACAAGACCTTACTCGTGTTGCGAAGCAAGCTACATCATACTTTGATTCCAAAAGTGAGATAGCTAAAAAGGCAAATAAGAATGGAAGCAAATCCGATATGGAAGCTTTCATGGCTTTAGAGACTTTAAAACAACAGGAAGAAGAACTTAGAGAATTGATGATTTATGCAGGTCGAGCAAATCTGTATGATGATTGGTTACAATTCCAAGCAGACTGTAAACGTAAACGTAGACAAGAAGAAGTAAATCGTCAACGGCAAGCTGCAAAGAATCGTGATTTAGTTGTAAAAATATTTACTGGTATAGTTATTGTTTTAGTTGCTGTACCTTCAATTGTAGGAATGACCTACGCATTTGTAAACTTATTAAAATAATTCAGGAGGCGCAAAGTGCAACTAAGCGACATTGAAGAAGAAACTAAACAAGTAATGGATGTTGCAGCAGCCAGTACAGGCGTACTAAGCCTAGTTGCTTGGTTGCCACCCATAGCTTCATTACTTACAATTATATGGTTAGGGTTGCGTATATACGAAAGCCAAACTGTTCAAGGACTGTTAGGCAAGTCCACAGGCAAAACAGGGGAATAAATAATGGCAAGACCACCACTCAAACAGGGCAGGCGTGTAGGAGCTACAGTACAAAAACAAACTTATGGTACTCCAAAATCAGCTAAAGTTAAAACTGAAGAGACTCCTAAGTCAACTATTACTACTAATGCTGCAGGAGCACCAATAAGTATTGAGCAAGATGCTCCAGATTTAGTTGTACCTAGAATGTATGCACAGAGAACCAGTACAGACCCACGTACAGGTACTATTACATTAGCTTCAGACACACAAACTCTTGACCCTGCAGGACAAGTGTCTCAACAAACTGTTGAAGCTCCTGACATGGGTGCAACTGCTTTGCAAGGAGAAGCAGGGCAAGTAGCTGCTCCTGAGCAAACTACAGCAGCACAATACGATGCTACGCAAGTACAGGCTCAAGATGTTGAAGCTGCTCAAGGTGAAGTCTCTCAAGAGGCTTTGGCTGAGCAACAAGATGCTACACTGACTCAAGAAGCTGTTGCAGCCCAACGAGATACTCAGGCTGAACAAGAAGCTATGGCAGAAACAGCAGAACTAAAGCCTAGCGAAGAATCTTTTGTAGGTCAGATAACTGGCAAGAAAACTGAGGTACAGGCTACTAAAGAAGCAGAAGTTAAAGAGCGTGAAGCCATTACAGGCGAACCTGCTCCAGATGGCGAAGCTGCTCAGATTATGAGTATGTACGAAGCTGACCAACTTCAAAAGCGTACAATCAGTAAAAATAAAGTAATACAGAATCTAAAATCTCAAGGTCTTAAAGATGCTGAGATTGCACAACGTCTTGCAGATAATCCAGAGTTGGTTGCAGAAGAAATGGAAAATCTGCCAGAAGATATTAAGACTACTCTTTCTGGACTGCCCGAAGAAGCTCTTGTAAGTGCTCAGATGGAATCGCTGATGGCAGGCATGGAAGATGGTGAAGTACCTACATGGGCTAGACCTGCTCTCGCTAAAGTTGAAGCTAACTTAGCTAGGCGTGGTATGAGTGCTTCTACTGTGGGCAGAGACTCTCTGTTTAATGCAATCATTCAAAGTGCATTACCAATTGCACAAAGTAATGCTCAAGCTATCCAAAGTGCTACTGCACAAGATAAGCAAATTGCAGCCGACTTCTTATCTAAGAACGCAGCTTTCAAACAGCAGATGGACTTGGCTAATCTTAGCAACGACCAACAGATGCGACTGGCTAATCTTACTGCTAGAAATCAAGCTGCTTCTGAAAATCTTAGCAATGCACAGCAAACAGAGTTGGCTAACTTAAATGCTAGAATGCAAACTAACTTGCTTGAAGGCAAGATAGCTGCTGACATGAATCAGGCTCAACTTACTGTAGACCAGAAAGCAGCAATACAAAATGCAATGACCAGTGCTAACTTTGACTTGACTACATTCAATGCAGAACAGCAAGTTGCTTTAGCTAATAGTAAGTTTATGCAGAGCATGACAGCAACTCAGTTTAGTGCTGACCAACAAGCTGCAATGCAAAACGCTACTGCAATGGCTAACCTAGATGTAGCAAACTTAGACAAGAATACTAAGCTTGCAGTTCAAAATGCTCAAGCGTTCTTGCAAATGGATATGACTAATTTAAGCAATGAACAGCAGTCTAATATTCTTACGGCTCAGCAACGACAGCAAGCACTGTTGACTAACCAAGCTGCCGATAACGCTGCTCGACAGTTCTCTGCTATGAATGAACAGCAAACTGAACAGTTTATGGCATCACTGTCTGCTCAAATAGACCAGTACAATGCTTCAGCTAATTCTGCTCGTGACCAGTTCAACGCTACAGCAAAGAACAGACAAGCTGCTATAGAAGCAGGCAATGAGTTACAAGCTGCTCAGTTCCAAGCTCAACTCGCTGTAGATGTTGAGAAGTTTAATGAGCAACAAGACTTTCAGCGTGACCAGTGGAATGCTGCAAATGCACAGGCTGTTGAACAGTCTAATGTTCAGTGGCGTAGACAAGCTAACCTAGCTAATACTGCTGCTCAAAACTCAGCTAACCAACAGAACGCTCAAATTGCGTACAACCTAACAAGTCAACAACAAACACAACTCTGGCAACAATTGCGTGACGAAGCTGCTTATGTACGTTTAAACTACGAAAGTGAAAGACAACGTATGGCTCAGATGCTTGCTACAGCAATTGGTAACGAAGCGGTGTTTAAAAACAAAAACGACACAACAACATTTATAAGCACACTATCTGCTGCATTAGACAGAGCAACTTAAAGGGTATTCAAAATGGGATTTTTTAGTAAAGTATTTAAAAAAATTAAGAAGGGCATTAAGACTGCTTTCAAAAGCATCGGCAAAGGAATCAAGTCAGCTTTTAAAAAGATAGGCAAGTTCATGGGCAAGATTGGCATTGTAGGTCAACTAGCTCTTATGTTCACACCTATCGGGGCTGTGATGGGAAAGGTGTTAGGCCAAATCGGTGGTGCTGTAGGTAAAGCTATCGGCACAGGAATTGGTAAGATGACAGCTAGTAGCAATGTCCTTGTGAAAGGTGCAGGTAAAATTCTTGAAGCAGGTGCTAAGTTTGCTAAAGCAGGACACTCCGCATTCCGAACTGTTACAGATGGCGTTTCAACTTTTGTAAGAGAGTTTACTGGTGCTGCGTTAGAAAAGGTAGGAATTAAAACTGGCATTGAAAGTAAAACTTTTGGACAGGCTTGGAAAGCTACACAGGAAGCTGTATCAACTAGAGCAGGCGAGGTTATGGCAGCATTTGAAACTAACATTGCAGGCACTAGCTCCGTTACACCTACAGGTGATGTTCAGGCAGGTGGAGAAAAAATGGACATTAAGACAGATGTCAAAGCAGATGTTAAAGCAGACCTTAAAAAAGTTCCTGAAGTGACTAGCGATAAAAGCTTATTGGCTGACCCAAAAATGGATGCTTCAGGATTTAATCAGAAAGCATTTGACGATGCTCTTAAAATTGACCCACAAAAGATTGATGCTTCAGGATTTAATCAAACAGCATTTGATAAAGATTTAGCAGCAGGCGCAAGTAAAACTGCTACGCAATTAGGAACTACACCAGAACCAACTTTAGTGGATAAACTTGTAACTGGTATTAAAGAAGCTCCTAAGAAATTTGTTGAAGGTGTTGTGAAAGAAGTACAAGAAGCTCCAACAACATTAGCAGAAAACTTAGGTGACAGAACTACTGATGCTCTTGAAACTAAAGCTATGCAAGCTGCAGGATTAGAAGAAAAGCCTGTAGCACCTATTCAATATAACGCCTATGTTCCATCGTTCGATATGATGCCTGCAGGGTCTTATGCTTCTCCCGACATTAACGATAGAGCTATGCAAGTACAATTGTCTGGTGGTGGCTATTACGACCAAGCACCTTTTGGAGCAGGGGCAAACTTTTATTTGCAAACAATGTCTAGAGGCATTGGAGGTACAGTATAATGAATGAAGAAGATTACTTGCAAGAAGTTTCAAAAATGGATAGACCTATCGCAGGTATGTCTTTAACAAACAATCCTGATAACCCTGCCCCCTATGAGCAGCCTCCTCAGTTTGTAAATGTTCACGAGGCTTCTTTATATTTGTGGGATTACTTAACTGAAGATGAACAACGATACGAAGCCTTGATGATGGGCATTAGTAAAGGCGTTCCAGTTATGACAATCGTAGAAGTTATTTTGTTTGAACACTTCCAAGATGGAATGTGGAATCCTGATTTGATGCTAATGCTTGCAGAGCCTTTAGCTTATATGCTAATTGCACTTGCTGAACGATTAGATTTAGATATTAAGATAGACAACGAAGAAGAAGAGGGTGACGTTTTCGGTGCTAATATGCAAGAAGACATGATGAATAAGATGCGTACTGTTGCCCAAACTGGTGAAACTACTGGTGTGATTACTCCAGACATGAAAGAAAAAATGCAGGAACTTCCCGAAATCAGCTTGCTAGAAAAGCCTCAAGAAGAAGAAGCGCCTACTCCAGAAAACCCTAGCCTTATGGCACAACCTACAGGATAGAAAACATGGTAGACTCAATAGCGTATGGTGAAAGCCTTTTATCAGATATTCGTGATAGAAACGATAAACTGAGAAAGCAAGCCGAAAAAGATGCTCGTAAAAAAGAGTGGACTAACATGGCTGTGAATATCGGTAAAAGCGTTTTTACAGATATTTATGCAGAAAAACAAAACAGGCTAATGCAAAATGAAGATGTTGTAGCTAATAAACTTCTGATGCAAAATGTGAATGATAAACATAAAGCATTTGCTACGGAGATTTTAGAAGCAGATAAAGTAGGGCGAGACACTTACTACTACAACCAAGTAGATAAGCTTATGGATGCTCAGCTTAGAAATATGTATGGAGCACAAGGAACTTATAACGAAAGCAACTTTCAAACTCTAAAAGCTAAAATGATTAAGGGTTATCTGCCTGAGTATAAAAAAGCTTTTGAGGACAGGGAAGCAGCACATAAAAGCTACAATAGCACAGGCAACATGGAGAATTACAATAGCTACATTGACCAAAGAGTTAAAAAAGAAGCTTCTTTCATAGGTGATATTCGTAGAATTATTGGCGTAGACAACTTAGGTGAATCAGGCTTAGGTCAAATGGACAAGGCTATCGGAGAAGTTACTCTGTATGTTGATGATGCTAAAACTATCAAGGGCTATCAAGATGCTTATGCAATTACCCGAAACGCCAGTCTATCAACGTACTTAGCTGAGCAAAACAAAGAGCGTGTTGATTTAGGTAAGCCTCAAACAAAAATAATCGGTGAAGGTTATAAAGTTACAGAAACAAATATGTTTGGTGACAAAACCGAAACACAAATGTTGAAAGCTCAAACTGGAAATACTATACATTATATATCTCACGATGCCCTTAACGGAACTAAAGCTAAAACTCAAACCGATGTTAATCTATCACAAAAACATAAGATTTTATCTGCTAGAATATTGAATGAAGATAAGGCTGAGTTTGGTGCTACTCAATACAACCAAAGTCCTTATTATTCTAATATTCGTGAAAGCATTAAAGAAATCACAAACAACCGACACGATGATGATGTTGTAGCTGCACAGGATTCTTTGAAGTTTGAGAAGGAAATTGCAGCAAGTGTTACTGCTGCTGCTACGATTCTATATAATAACGGAATTGTTCCTGACTATGAATCAGGTGCAAAAATTCAATTGAAACTAATAGATGACTACTTAGAAGACAACAAAGAACGCAAGAATGTTACTCTACCCTCAGTAGCAGGAAACATTATTGAAACTATGTTTATTGCAGATGAAATGCAAGCTCAAGGCGTAATTAAAGAAAGACAAAATGTTATCGCCTATCTTCTAGATGATAAAGAAGAACTATATCATAGCTTATCATTGATGGATGTTTCTGAAAGACAGGGGTTTATGGATAAATTTTTAGGTATGGATTACTTTCAAGGTACTACATCAAACGGAACGCCTGTATCTCAAACACTAGGTAGACAACTTGCTATTGCAGACATGAGTAGAGTTTTAGCAGCAATCGACTCTGGTAAAAGCCCCAAAAAAGGACAAAGCTTAGCCGAATTTATTAAAGGGTTTAAATATCGAGAAGGCGGTGAGGCTGTAAAAAAATCAACTGAAACTGAAACTAATGAAACTGGAGAAGTTGTAACTGAAGACTTGAGTGCTGTAGAAAGTTTAGCTACTGTCCCTCGACCTGAAAAACTAACAGGTAAAAGAGGAAGGTCTACTGGCGACCATGCAAGTGCTTTTATGAAGCTTGAAAGATTAGCTGAGAAAGCAGATAAAATGGTAGAAAAACAAGAAAAATACGAGTCTAAATATTTTGCAACAAATCAGGGTAAAGAAGTCTATGCAAAAATAACTAAGGAAGCACGAGATGAATATGAAGCTTTCTTAAAAGAGTACATGACCACTTACTATCCAGAAGCCTAATCAGATAAAAGGTAACTTATTAATGGAAGACAATACTACAGATACATTGTATCCTGAGCTAACTGGCCCTGAGCGTTACACAGCAGGCATTGGTGAAGAAAGAGTAATTAGAGAAAGTAAAGTAAATCTAAGAACTCCCGACAACTACACAATCAAAGACTTTGAAAATGATGAAATTGTTTTATCTAGTTTTGAAACTCTTACAGACTATTTAGCCGAAGTACAGGGAGTAGGAAGCTATTTAGTTGACCAAGCTGCAACAGGTCAAACTGATGACCCCACCGAATATATGCGTGACTTAGAGTATCGTCTAGGTGCTCCGCTTGCTTTAGCTAACGCACTAGAAGATGCTCCAGAGCACGTTAAACAAGCATTCCGAGTTATGAAAGCTCGTTGGGGCAATGCAGAAGTTAGTGGCTTTGGTGAAACAATGCAAGCCGTTGGAGACATCGGTGCTGACGTTGTGTTCAACCCTGAAAACCTATTAACTTTAGGCGGTATCTTATCAGGTACTACAAACTTAGGTGCTTCTTCCGCAGCTAGTATTGCTGCTCGTAAGTCAGCTCAATATGCTGCAGGTAGAACCCTTATGAACGCAGTTAGGGCTACTTCCGCTGCTGCTGCTAAAAATCCTTTGACGGCTTCTACGCTGATTGGTTCTACATACGGCACAGCAGGCACACACGCAATGCAGGAGCTTGATTTAGCTGCTGATATACGTGACGAGTATAGTGTAGGCGAAACTGCGTTAGGCACTGTTATAGGCGGTGCTGCAGGTTTTGGTCTATACAAAGCAGGCTCAGCAATTGCTAACAAATACTTTAAGAACGGCAATGCCAGTTCTAAAGAGCTGTCTGTTTCCGAAGCTAGTGAAGCTTTTGACGAAGCACTAGAGGGCGAGTTTATTCCTGCTTCTGGTGGGACTTTGGTCGATGAAGCTGCTAGACTTACTGGTGAGACAACCACTGTAAAAGGCGTTAATGACATAGATGAACAGCTAGACGATGTTATTAACAAGTTTGCTGAAGACTTAGGCGGTGGTGAAAAAACACAGAAAGAAATCAGAGCAATCATTCGAGCTGCTGCTGATGCCGAAGAAACTGTTGAGGGTCAAACCAATAGAATTAAACAAGGTTTATTCCAACTATCAGCTAACCTGTCAGGCAACTTCTTTGGTAAAGCTGCAGGCGTTCTATCGCCTATCGTTAAGTTCTCTGGCACAGCCCGACAGCTTCAACAAAAGCTTAGCCACGAGTTTGGCGTTGATTACAAAGTTCAGAAAGACGTTGTAGAAAAAGACGTTTCAGAAGTTCAGCGTGAAGTTACTGGCAAGATAAATGAAAGATTCCGTAGCATTGTAAATCATCTTTCTCTGAGTGAGATTGACACTAAGCTTGCTACAGACATAAACGATGCTCTGTCTAAAAGCATGAGAAGTGAAAAGCCTATTTACCATGACCAGTTTAGTAAAGAAGTAAATGAAGCTATCACTATCTCCGCAACTGAAATCAAAGCCTTATACGCTGAAATGGGTGATGCCCTAAATGATATTGGCGTTATTGATAAGCTAGTAGAAAACTACATTCCTCGTATGTGGAGTCGTAGTGCTGTTGAAAAGAATCCTAATAAGCTTGTAGACTTGTTTGTAACTAAAGCAGGTATGAGCAAAGCAGAAGCTAAGCGCACTGTAGCAAATATGCTAGACGTTAAGAACCAAGTAGACAGCGGTACTTCTTCTGGTTATTTCTTTTCAGCTAAACGTAAAATTAATACTATCGGAAATGATTCAGACTTTGAAGAGTTTCTAAACTCTGATGTTCTTGGAGCTTTACACGCATACACTTACCAGTACGGAAAGTCTATAGCGAAGCATCGTGTACTAGGTGTACGCAATGCAGACGAGTTCAACAAGTTTTACATCAACCGAATTGAAAAAGAATTAGCAGACAAGGGCGAAACAATGACCCCTAAGATGCGTAGGCAGATTGAAAACCTGTATCGTACTGCTACAGGCGAGGGCGTAGACCGCTATGGTCGAGGCGCACAAACCGCTGTAGATACATATAGCTTTGCCAATCGTGTCGCACTTCTAGGTTTGGCAACTCTTTCAAGTTTGACAGAAGTATTTATCAACATAAGCAAAGCAGGCGTGGTCAACTCCGTAAAAGGTTTTGGTGAAGCTTTATCCATGTCACACAAAAAAATCACAAGCGGAATGCAAAAGAAGCTTATGGATGAAAACGGACTTACAGCAAACGAAGCTTTGGCTGAAATGCGTAACTTTAGCATTCATGTAGACCAAGCACTTGCTCAGGTTGGTGACAGACTTGCAGGTGACGAGTTAGTTTCTGAAGGCTTGCAAACTGCAAGTAATAAGTTCTTCCGAATCACACTGCTTGACCAGTGGACAAAGTTTGTTCAGAATGTTTCGTTTTCAAGCGGTAAAAACCTAATTGATGACAACATTAAGAAACTAGCTACTCGCTATCCAAACCGAGTGCTAGATGGTGATGGCGAAGTTCTTGCAGGAGAGCTTGCAGAACTAGGCATTGATTGGCAGAAAGCCGTTGATTGGCACAATGCAGGCGCTAAGCTAGATGATGACTTTTACAAGTCAGACTTCTTGGGTGGTGCTGCACGTTACACCAATGGCGTAATCCTACAGCCTACTGCGCTCTCAGGCGTTAAGCCACTGCTATTTTCTAACCCTAAGACTGCGGTATTGTTTCAACTGCTAAGCTACCCTGCTGCGTTTACCAATACTATCCTCAAAGGAGCTACTAAGTCTCTTATCAAAGCTCCTAAGCGTAACGCACCTAAGATACTAGCTGCAGGCGCTATTATGACAGGCATGGCTCGTTGGACTAACTATGTACGTACAGGCGGTGAAAACGAAAGAGGCAAGACTGAGTGGGAAATTACTAAAGAAGCTATCGCTCGTTGGGGTGGTAATGGGTTATTACTCGACAGCCTTAAACGTGCTCAAACAGCAGCTAAGTATAGCAAAAGCAACTTAGCGTATGCTACGCTTCCATTTGGCCCTGCAGCATCGGATGGTCTAAGCTTAATTCAACAAGGGATTATCCCGACTGTAGGATATAAGATACCGCTTGTTTCTGGTACATATTTTGGTAAGCAAATCTTAGGCGAAGACTACGTTAAGAACTACCGCAGAAACTTGAAGAAAGCACAGAACGATGTGTTTGGTGGTTTCATTCCTGAGTTTGAAAAGGCTCAGCCTATTGACAAGTACAACAAAGGTGGTGTAGTATTAGCTACAAAAGCTATTGATGCACTGATGGGCAAGAAGACTCCCAAGCCTGAAGATGGGTTTACTTACGGAAACATCATTAGCGAAAAGCTGTTGCAGATGACAGATGGCAAGATTGATTCTAAACTGATTGATGAAGCTGCACAGAAAATTGATTCAGACATTAGTGCAGCTAACGCAACAGGCGAAATCAAGTTTAACGACTTTGACCTTGAAGAGTTGAAAGAAGCTAACCTAATTAATCTGATGGAATCTTCTCCAGAGAAAAGTGCTAAGGCTAGTAAGCTTGCAGAAGAACGCAGAATTTATGACGAGCCTAATGCAGTCAAAAGAGAAAGACTGATGTTTGAGATTCAGGAAGAAGCAGGTTTTTCTTCTGACCACATCAAAGCTATCGAGACTATTATTGACTTAGATACAAATGCTCAGAATCCTCAGATTGCTGCAATGGTTATGAATCCTGAGATTATGACCATCAAGGCTATGAACAAGAAGCTGTCTATCGACTTGACTGCTGCAGAAAAAGAAGCAGCGAAGAAAGTTAAGTTTGATGAAAAGTCTTTGGATTATCTGCACAACATCTTAAACAAAGAGCTTAAAACTTCTTTCCCTATGCTCAGCGATAAAGGTGCGTTTGAAGTTGCTAGGGATGCTATGCTGAAACTGGCAAGCAAAAATGAAATCAACTTTGAGAAATTCAAAGCTCCAAAGATGGATTCGCCTAGAACACAACGTAACGTATTGTCGCCAGAACAGCGAAAAGATGCACAGGTAAAATTCACAGCCGATTCAGAAAACAAAGATTTAATTTATCGTGTTGTGTCTAGCTATCAAGATGCAGACTTCAATGTTTCTTTCCTGTTTCCTCGTGAGACTGGTACTCATGTAGGTAGCAAAGGAAACATCGACATGATTATGGTTCGTGACATGGCAAACGAGCTATCAAACAATGACCCTGCTAAGACTGAGAAGCTTATGCGACAGTTTGTGGGTGTCAATGCTAAGCCTAAGCCAAACGCTTACAACAACTTCTTTAATTTTGTTTCTCAGCAAATAGGCAAAGATGGTGCATCAATCAGACCTTATACAGTCGAACAGGGGTATATCAACGTCAAGAAGCCTCTGGTAGTTGAAGACGATATGGGTTCATGGCGTGTTGAGTCTATCTTACTAGACTTTAACGATTCTGCACAGAAAGTCAAAGATGCTATCAAGGCTAATGGAGTTGAGATAACTGCCAAAGTAAACAAACAGTTCGACAAGTTCTACGAAAGAGCTGTAGAGTTGCAACCTTTCATCAACCAAAAGTCTTACGACAATGTGTTGCAGAAAGTTGAAACAGACATGAAACGTGCTGAGTTGAACCTAGACTTCCAAAGCTTCTTGAAAGAGCTTGGGTTTGATTCTGTTAAGTACCGCAATACTGCAGAGCCTAGCTATCAAGGTGAGTCTCCGTACTCCTACATCTTGTTTGAGCCTGAGCAATTTAAGTCAGTAGCTTCACAGGCTTTTGATTCTTCAGACCGAAGAAGCGGATTCAACATTGGTGGCGTTGTAGCTAAAGCCTTTGCACCTAAACTGGCTTCTGGATTCTACAGCCCTGCACACAAAGCAGCACTGGAAATTCAAGGTGTTAAGCCTAGAGCAGGTCAGTCAATTATCAACGATATGAAAAAGAAAGGTGTAAGTGACGAAGAGTTAGACTACACTGGAATTACTGAACGCTTTGGAAACAACAAGCCTGTAACTAAAGAAGAAGTTCTCCGTCATTTTGACGAACAAAATTTCGACTTAGAAGTTCAAACAGGTCGAGTTAGACACAAAGACGATTACGATAATGTTTCAGACGATATGCTGTTAGACGATGCAGAGGACTTGATGGATGCAGACGAAAAAGCATTTTGGGAATGGGCAGAAGAAAACTACCCTTACGAAGTTGATGCGTTTGACGATTTAACTGGCGAAGGTGCAGAAGCATTTGAAGATTGGTACACCACAAGGTTTAGCGAGTTCCAAAACAAAGTAGGCTTGTCTGACTTTGATGCGAACCCTGTACATTTAAACTATTCTTTCGATGGTCAAAACACTCAAAACTATCGAGAGCTTGTATTCACACTGCCTCAGAAGTTTAGAAAGACAGATGTAGATTACGAACACGAGCACTTCAAAGGTGTTAAGAATCCTCTGTTGCACCTTAGACTTTCAGACATTACACCTACTGCAAAAGCAGACAAGGCTGAAAAGGTATTGCTGATAGACGAAATACAGTCTGATGCCTCGCAAGCAATCAGTCGTGGTGGGGAAAGATATACCGCAGCTCAAAGCAAAACGTATAACGAATTGATGGCTCGACACACTGAGCTTGAGTTAGAAATATCTGACCTAACTAAAGCCCAAAATAAAGACCTAAATATTAAAAGAGGCTTAGGTAAAGAAAGAGCTGAAGAGTTTAGAGCAAGATTCATGCGACTCGAAGAACTAAAACAAGAACGACAAGGCATGGCTGATGAGATAATGGACTTAGCCATTGAAAGACAAATGGGTGTACCCGACCTTCCGTACATGAACGAAAGACGTTGGGGCTTGCAAGGTCTACGCAAAGCTATGATGGTTGCTGCTGAAGAAGGCTATGACCGAGTTGCTATAGTTACTGGTGAAATGCAGGCTATCCGCAACAATAAGATGGGTGCAGTTAATGAAGTAGTTTTGTTCTCCCGACAAAACATGAAAGATGGTTCTCCATCAGGATTTGGATTGCAGGGCAGAAGAACTGATGATGAATTTAGTGACTTCATAATGAACTTTGAAACTATGGAGGAGCTTGAAGCTAAGCTGCCTAAGATTATTGGTGATAAAAATGCCAAAGACTTATTAGCTTCTACACCAGACAGTGATGGAGACTACGTACTCAAGCGCAACATGAAATTTAAAGAAGGCGGTCAGAAGTTCTTTGACTTCTACGACAAGACACTTATCAAACACTTAAACAAAAAGTTTGCTAAGAAGTATGGCGTTGAGATTACCAAAGAAATGTACGACAGAGGTGATGGAACTGTCGAGCTACCTACTATTAAACTAACTGAAAAAATGCGAGAAGACATACTGAAAGGTATGCCGATGTTTGCAGAGGGTGGATATGTTATTCAGCAGGGCGATACGCTTACTAAGATTGCTGAAGAACAAGGCATGACTGTACAGGAAATAGCAGATATAAACAACATTAAGAATGTTGATTTGATTTATGCAGGTGATACACTAAGCTTTGAAAAGCCTATCCAATCTGCTATATCTCAACAGGCTGAAATCGTTGCTAAGTCTGAGCCAATCGAGTTACCTACAACTGAAATGTTTGATGGTGCTGTAGAAGCTACCAAAGAACTGGGTGAAGCTGTGAAAGAAACTGCTGAAAATGTTTCTAAAAATGTACAAAGTACAGTATCAGAAACAATCAGCAAGACTACTTCAGCCCTACGCAGAATACTTGGTAGCAAATCTTCAACTCAAGATAACTCAAAAAAGCCAGAAATTGAGTTAAAAGAACCCCCTAAAAAGTCAGGCAAGAGTTTCAGAGAGCGATTAGCAGCCCTAAAACTTCCTAGCTTTGGCGGTCAAGGTAGAACTGCAGAGAATATGTCAGGTGCTTTGCGTAAAGAAGAAAGCGACCTGTCAGGATTTACAAACTTTATTGATGGGGTACTAAGCGCAGACTTTAGTTCAGAGGGAAGGGTGGCACAAAACACCGCAGGAACTACAGGGGACACAGGAGGCTTAGAGCAGATAGGTGAAATAGCTGATACTGTAGCCGAAAAAACAAGCGAGTTTGTTGATACTGCTAAAGAAGCAAGCACGAAAGGAATGATATTTGTAGGCAACATAGGCGGTAGCATAGCACAGAAAACAGGTGAAATTGTTGATACTGTTAAAGAAGAAATTGTAACTCTAAAAGAAGAAACAATACCACCTATCCTACGAGAAACTAAGCGTAAACTTAGAGCAGGCGTAAATATTATGCCTGAGAATGCGGTACAGTTTACTCGCTATATGCTAGGCAACAAGCTAGGATTAGATATGGAAGTGCCTGATGTGCGTGTTGAAGGCTTTGGAACTGCACAGCAAGATGTTCTTAGAACTGCTGTAGAGAATGCAATGGCACGAGGCAGTACAAGTGTTCAGTACAGAGACTATCCTCTAATGAAAGATGGTACTCCACCTGCAGAGTTTTACAGAGGTCAACGAGAAGACCAAGATTTAGTAGACTTAGCGTTGACTTCTTTGACTGACCCATCGTTTGAGATGTTTACAACTGTTGGTGCATTTAACTTTAAAGATTTGGGTGACGGCAAGTATCAAGTCTTGCCAGACAAATACGACTTTGATTCCGCTAAGAGCGACAGAACTAAAGATGCAAAAGATAAGTATGGTGAATTAGTACACGCTGCTCAAGATGTCAGCAATGACCCTGAAAAACAATTTACCTTTAACATAAGTGGGGTGCTAATGTGAGCCAATTTAAATACTTTAAACTAGAAGATTTCAACTGTCAAGAGACAGGAGAAAATGAGATGTGTATAGATTTTATACACAGACTCGATGAGCTGCGTGAAGCCTGTGGGTTTCCGTTTATTATAACCAGTGGTTACAGAAGTCCAAACCACTCAATTGAAAAGAGAAAGGAGAAAGCAGGAACACATGCCAAAGGTATTGCATCAGATATTAAAGTCACCAACGGAAAACAGAAATATAAAATTGTTCAAGAAGCTATTAAAATGGGATTTGGCGGTATTGGAATCGCTAATACATTTATCCATGTCGATAACCGCAGTTTGGATAGTAATGGAACTGGCGTAATGTGGAGTTACTAAAGGAGTGAAGACTATGTTACAATCATTAATCGGGCCTGTTACAGGGCTACTAGATAAATTTATAGAGGATAAAGACAAAAAGAATGCTATCGCATTTGAACTATCGACAATGGCTGAAAAACACGCACAGGAGCTTGCGAAAGCTCAACTTGAAGTTAATAAGACGGAAGCAGCGCATAAGTCGCTTTTTGTCAGTGGGTGGAGACCTGCTGTGGGGTGGGTTGCTGTCATCGGCATGGGTTGTAACTTCATGGTTATCCCAATGGCGAACTTTGCACTTGCTCTGGCTGAATCTACCATTGTAGTTCCAGTCTTAGACACTTCAGAAATGATGCCAGTTCTTATCGGTATGCTAGGCTTAGGTACTATGAGAACTGTAGAAAAAGCTAAAGGCGTACAAAGGAACAAATAATATGGCAGCTAAGAAAAAGAAGTCAACAGTAAACAAAGCAGGGAATTACACTAAGCCTACTATGCGTAAGAGATTGTTTGAGAAAATTAAAGCAGGCTCAAAAGGTGGCAGGGCAGGTCAGTGGAGTGCGAGAAAAGCTCAGATGCTTGCTCGTGAATATAAAGCTAAAGGTGGAGGTTACAAGTAATGAAAGTTAAAGCACCGAAAGGTTATCATTGGATGAAACAAAAGAATGGCTCTTTTAAACTTATGAAGCACAAAGGCAAGTTTGTACCACATAAAGGTGCAAGCCTGACCGCAGACTTCGCCATACAAAAGGTACACAAATAATGGCTCTCAAGAAATCTCAGAAGTCCTTAAAGAAGTGGACAAAACAAAAGTGGAGAACACCTAGCGGTAAGAAGTCTTCTGAGACTGGAGAGGTGTATGCTCCATCTAGAACTATAGCTAAACTCAAGTCAACTGCTGCAGGCAGAAAGAAACTAGCAGCAGCTAACAAGAAAAAGAAGGAAGCTACTAAGAAAGGTAAGCAACACGCTAAACATGGTCTACACAAAGGTAAAAAACGATGAGAGAAGAATATAAGAAAGGTGGTAAAGCTAGAGACTCTAGGCTTAAAAGAGCAGGTGTATCAGGCTACAATAAGCCTAAGCGCACACCAAACCACCCTAAGAAGTCTCACATCGTTGTAGCTAAGGAAGGCGATAAGGTTAAGACAATACGTTTCGGGGAGCAGGGAGCTAAGACAGCAGGTAAACCTAAAGCAGGTGAATCTGCTAAGATGAAAAAGAAACGTAAAAGCTTTAAAGCCCGACACCGCAGAAATATTGCGAAAGGCAAAATGTCTGCAGCATACTGGGCTGATAAAGTTAAATGGTAGTAACTTCCAGTTTTAATAAGTTAGAAACTTAACTTGCAGAAAACTGGGATTTTTCGGAAGTAACAGCGTTTACTCAATATGATGGAACGCTGTTAGTTCCCTTTCTAAAAAGTCGTGCATTTTCTCAAGCTTGGGTTTAGCCTCACGAATAATCTTTCGTACTAACACAAGCTCATTATCCTTAAAAACTTCATGTAATTTGTCTTCGGGAAGGCCACCTATTTCCGTTAGGATAGCCCCCGAATGATTTACAATAATTCTAAACGATAGTAGATTAGCTTCCTTTGCTTTCATCTCATATCCCCCTATACTATCTCACACGCTCCACCAGTACACGCTAGTTCCTGTGAGCCTGTAGTGTTATCCTCTTGCTCAAAGTAAACCAAGTCAGACCAGTTTACATTCTTAGGCATAGAGTTTAACAGTTCATCGTAGGCTTCGGGAGTAATATCCTCATAAGGGGCTTGCTGATAAACATGGTCGCTCACTGGAAGTAGTGATATACCAGAGCATATATCAAAGTTTTCCCAAATCCACTGCGCTACTTGCAGATATTCATCATCGGTATAGTACACAGTAATACTTGGTTTATGTTCGCACCAAAAGTTCTGATAAGTCTTCCAGAGCCGTAGCTGTTCCATTGCACCCACTTCTTTTACACATACACTAGATTCGGGAGACTTAATTGGAAAGCTATAGACCACTGAAGACTCTGACATCACATCTTGCTCGACTGGGAATCCTGCTGCTTCCATAAAGACTGCCAGTGGGTCTTTTTTGTCTGAACGTACTCTACGAATATAGTGCTTGCTAAAGCGAGGATGTATACCACTAGCAGAATCAACAAGCTGAGATACAGTGCCAGATGGCTTAACACAAGTAATAGCTGCAGACTGGTTAATGCCAAGCTTCTTAGCCCACTTTTTATTAACATTGATAGCCACATTTCGTAAGTTCTCCAGAGTCTTTTCTAGTTCTGCTTGGTCGCCTTGACCAGATAGAAGTTTATTGTCCATGATTCCTGTCATGCTCAATCCCAACAGGGCTTCATCTTCAGTGTTCCTTGCCCAAATATTACGCAAGTAACGGAAGTCTGTAAGTGTTGCTTGAAGTGTACCGATGATTGCAGCCAACTCTACTTTTTCTTTTAGAGTTTCTTCTGTGTCATCTTCACGCACTACAACTTCTGATAGGTTACAGAACTGGTTAGAGCGTAGAATAATCTCAGAGCATGGGTTAGTACCAAAGTCTTGCTCTGAGTCTCTACGACCATTACGTGCTGCAATATTCTGAGCAGCTACACGGCTGAACAGTCCTCGTTCACCTGCTCGGCTCTCATACAGTGTACGCATTTCGTTGATGAAGGCTTCAAAGTCGGGCTTCTCTGTGTATGCTACGCTGTTGTTAGCCAAACGTCTATGTCCATCTGCTTCCCACCATGCACCTACTTTAGCTTTAGCCATGCGACCATCGGACAAGTTAGATAAACTAATCAGTGCAGAACGTCTTACGCCACCTACAACCACAATGTCTGCAACCTTACACACAACATCGTGACACTCAATAGACGATAACTTTCTACCTGCTGCTTTTGTAAAGACTTCTACGCAGAAGCGGAACAAATCTTCAAGGGGCTGTGGGCCACTTGCTCGACCACCAAAGGTTTTAAGTCTAGCACCTGCAGGGCGTATCTTGCTCATGTCCCATTTGGGTATTTTCCCTGCATAAAGCATTGCGATTAACTCTCTAAACGCAGAAGCCCAACCAATCTTACTGTCAGCCACAACGATTGTAGTGTCTGTAGGGTGGAATGTCTCTGCAATTATAGGCAGTTTACCGATAAAGTTACGCTCTACGCTGAATCCTACGCCTGTTCCGCACATCAAAACGTACATAAGCTCGTCAAAGCTACGAGGTGAGTCGATAGCTAGGTAGCTACAGTTGAATCCTGCTACGTTATCTTTATCTAGAGCCTTACCTGCCGTCATTAAGCACCGCATAGACGGCATAACCTTTAGAGTATAGATGCCATCATACAGTCTATCAGCAGTCTTAGCATCAATCTGCTTGCGGTCAACCCAGAAATTCACATACCGCTGTACTGTTTCTGCCCAAGTCTCTCTGCGACCCTCTTCTGAAAGCCATCGAGCGTATCGGCTTTTATGAATGAACTCTTGATATTTATCCATTGTTTTCTTCCTTGAGGTCAGGGTGAGTGCCACGTATAATCTTGTACGTTTCTTTGTAGAAATCCCAAATAACTCGTTGGTTATCCCATAGAATCATAGCAGGTACGTAGATTGGGGAGATAATAAGTAAGGCAGTAGCCTTTAGTTTGTAGCGTTGATTGTATGTAAGTTTCATTTTTAATCCTCGTTTAAGTCACCGATTCGCCCAAAGCAGATTAGAAAGAATGGTATAGCTACAGCCACTCCCTCGAACCACATAGGGATTAATTTATTACTGTCAGGTTCAGTACCCCAGATGGGTCGGCTTTCGCAGAACTCTATATCCAAACCTACACCATATCTTAACTCAAAGTTGAGTACATTCGTACCGATATTGAACGTCATTTGCGTTTCCTTTTGTTTTCTTAGTTTCAGCTCTTACTTTCTTAGAGCCAGTTAGTTTTTTATGCTTCTTCCTACGATTAAATCTGTCTCGCCTTTCTTCTTTCCTATCCATTTAGCCACCCTAGATTTGTTGCGTTTCCAAGTATGATTATGAAACAGGTGAAGATGTGTACGAACCACCAAAAGGTTCGGATTAGCGCAACAGCATCAGCCTGCCTATCTGTTTCGCCCACCTTTTCACCTAAAGATTTAGCCCAGATTCTCCAGTATTTATTCTTATTCATCTTTATTTTTCGGCAGATACACAAGATACTCTGCATTGCACTCCTTGTTTGAACAGTAGAGATGTGTCTCCATTTGAAACTCATCGTTCTCGTGGTCGATTAAAGCATCACCACCCCACATTACCTCTGAGCCACAGTGATAGCAGTTCATTCTTCTTCGCCACCTATCGACTCAAGAAGATGCTCTACAGACTTGTACAACTCTGACTCAGGCTCGTTCCATACAGACACCTGTATCACGCTGAGCACAGCGATAACGTCATCAAGAGTTTTAATCTTACTAGAGTCTATAGGCTTGTAGTAATCTACCATTATTTAATGCCTCCATCGGTAGTCAGCCTGTTGAGATACCACTGAGCTTTATGCAAATCCTGAAGTTGTTTTCCCTTTCTTTCATAACGCCAGAGATATTTCATGCAGTTACCTTTGAGGTAGCCTCTGTAAGCTTCGGGGGTCATGCTTTCTTTAATAGCTTCAATGCACTCGATGTTGCCGTAGTTGTAATGCGGAGGCTGTTCAACCATATCAACTTCTTTAGACTCCCAACAATCCGCAAAATCTCCTGCATCATTAGTCACTTCATTGCCATAGTCCTCAGTGCTGTCATACACATACTTAGAGTTTAAGCGTTTCATGTACTCAGCAAACGTAGGCTCACCCGACTTAGTGCGTTCAAAGTTCATTCTATCCCACTCTCTTGGTGTTGCATCATCTATGCTCATCTGTAAAGTCCTCTTTATTTTTTACGTTAATCCAATCGTCTGGAATAGTGTCCTCACTAAACCACCTGAAGTTATTGCTAGAAGCCCATTCGCCATGCGACCTCCTAGTCCCATCCTTGCGTACCTTAGCTTGTGGCATTGGGGCATTAGGGTTGGCAAACAGAAAGACAAGTTCTACATCATCGGGAAGCACCTTAGCAATCCAAACATACTTGGAGTATTCAGCACTATCCCAAAACCTGCCCTTAGCTTCTAGTAATATCTTCTTTCCGTCAATTGTACGTACAAAATCTGGTTCATACTTGTGGGAGACAACATATTCAACTTTGTCCACATGATGCTCCCACTCGTCTAGTATGCCAGAATGAAGCTCGTACTCCCAATTAGAGTCATAACCTTTAACTAAATCCTTTTCTACTGGTCGTTTGACTCTGGCTTTCCGATAGCCTTTCCGTATTTTTTTCATGGTACTCCTTTATCTTTGAGCAGCTTTCCACGCTACATCTGCGGAGGTTATATCCTCAACCTCTTTGTCGGGGTATATCCTGAGTAGCTGCTTAATTTTATTGCAGAGCCACTTCTTCGTATAGAAGCTAGTGAACATTGTCTGTCTAGCCCACAGGTGGGTCTGCTCTGGTAGAAACTCGTCTAGATTATCCATATTGATTTTAGAAGCCTCCTCGTCACTGAGAAGACTTCTAACCCATTCTAGCTGTAGAGTTCTTGCGTGTTTACTAATCCTTTTAGATTTCTTTCGATTCATAAAATCTCATCCACATTTGGTTCTGATACTACTTCTGTAAAGTATTTGTAGCCAGTAGAGTATTTGAAAGTTCTAAGACCCTCGCCATTGTTAGCATCTTTGTGACATTCATGCTTGTACTTACACCACGAGCAACCTTTAGGCAATATCATGTTACCTTTCTTACCCTCTGGTACAGGATTATAACACAGTTCGGGCGGTTTGTCAAGTTTTAAATCAGCTCTTACCTTGTTAATTTGACTTTCTATGTTAGGTTTGTCAAGGTCTTCGGGCTGAAACATACACAACTCACCGCTTTCTTTGTTCACAACCAGAAATCCACCACCATCTGTACCTTCAGCAGCTTCATATCCTGCAAGCTGTCCGAGATAACCGAAAGGGTCATCCGAATTTAACGTGCCATTCTTGAACTTGTTGAATGCAAACTTGGATGCAGTCTTAACATCTACCACCTGTCCGTTAATCTTACAGTCCATGTGACCAGTAATGCCCTCGACTTTAACTTCTTTCTGCTCGTCTGTGACATCATGCCCTGCCATACGCACCAACATCAGTGCTACTTCTTCAAGGATATGACCATACAAGAACTTAATCTGTGTTGCACCATCTATATCTCTACCTGTATCAGTGTCACGTTGTTCAAACCACATCTGTCGTGACGGCTTACCGATGTTAGACATACGCAAAGTAAAGTTACTGTCACGCTCTCTTGGGGTAGCCCAATGGAGTATAGACTCTTTCATTGAAGCTAGTGTGGCATCAATAGCCTCCTCCGTCAATGGAAGAGGCTTACCTGCTGATAGCTGTTCTAGCTTAGCGTATATGTCGGGTACTACGTTCTCAAGCTGCTTGTTCTTCTTGCTCATCTTCTAGCTCCTTGAATGCTTTGATTACATCAGATGAAAATAGCTTCTGCAAGTTCAGCAGATACATCTGGCTTGCCTTATGGTCGCCACCCGATACAGTTTTAAAACTATCTAGGCGCTTGACAATCTTCTTGAGTGTTGCTGTGTTGAACACCAGTGTACAATATTCATCATCACCGATGCAAAGATTATGAAACCAGTAGTCGGATTCAGTCGCATCAATGCCCGATGGCTTACCATAAGACTTATACTCGATGCAAATGTTACCTGTCTTTTGCCACAGGTCACGTTCCGACTTGACTTCAATCTTTTTATTTTGCAACATATCCGCTATTTTACTCTCACGCACCTCGCCATATTGCAAATCTAGGTCAAACTTTTTTCTGTCTGCTTTAGTGGGTTTCATGCCAACCATCTCCTACGTTGTAGTCCCCATCTAGAGGACAGGTTAAGTTTAGTTTTTTACCTGCTTCAATAATAGCTGTAACGCCTAGCTTACCAACTTGGTCTGCATCAGCTTCGCTGCATTCTATCTGCCATTCATCATGTACATTCGCTACAAACTTAGCGTCTAATTGCAAACGCTTGAGCATCTTATCGAGAATGACCATAGCTTCTTTCATAACAATAGCACCTGCTCCCTGCAACAATGTGTTGAGTGCTGCGTGTTCAGAGCGTATGTGCAGCTTACGACCATCTAGTCCCTTAACGAATCCCGCTTTACTTTCTCTTTGTACTCGTTGGACAAGAGACTTAAATGATGGGAGACTATCAAGAAAACGTCTTCGCAGTTCTTTACCGCCTTCTCTGTTTCGCCTAGCCACTGTTCCAAGTTTTGAATCTCCTGCTCCGTACAGTAACGCATAGATGAAAGTTTTTGCCTGACTTCTAGATTCAAGTCCTGCAAGCTTTTGGTTAGTTGTATGAATGTCTCCGTTGAGGATTTCATTTGTATACTCCTTGTCGTTCATGTAGTGGGCAAGCATTCGTAGTTCTAAGCCAGAGGCATCAATGCCTACGAGTTTGTTACCCTTGTCAACAGACCAACAAGCTCTACACTCTTTGCCGTAGGGCGAGTTAGTGCTTGGTATTTGTGCCATGTTGGGGTGAGAATGTGTCATTCTACCTGTAACAGCACCATTAGGATTAACGTAACCACGCACTCTTTCGTCATCTTCGGTGGCTTTAATCCAACTAGACACCTGTGCTAAACGCTTCTGCAGCATGAGGTACTTCGCAATCATCTCTGCTTCGGGTATATCTTTTACTTTGTTTAGCGTTCCCTCGTCAACAATCGGCTGACCAGTAGGTGTGAAGTTCTTAGGCTTCCAACCTGCTTCGATAAGTCTCTCGCCTATCTGCTTGCGAGAACCTAGATTGAAAGGTTCTTCGGTTACACGAACTGCTTCGCCATGCAACAACAAAGAGCTTTGCTCATCTTCGGTTGTGACCATAGTCTTACCATCGGGGTGGTCTTTTATCTTAGCACGTTTGGATAGCTTACCTGCTTTTGTGTACTGAGGCAGTAGCGTTGTGTAAGTAACCACAGGCTTGAATGTCTCTTGTACTTCTGCTTCAACTGCCTGTAGCTTTTCGCTGAACAGGGAACTAAGCAGCATTGCTTTCTTGAGGTCTAGTCGGAAACCATTCCGTCTTTGTTGGTCAATAATCTTAGCGACCTCGTGTTCTAGTTTTACTGAGTGAGGTGTAAAGCCCCTGCTTTCTTTGCGTAGTTGCATATATACTTTTGTATTAAGCTCTACATCACGCTTACAATACTCTAGCATCTCTGGGCAATACGCATCCCAAGCATCTTGATTAGCACCATAGTCACCCTTAGAGAACTTGAGGCGATAACCCCAAGACTCTAAGCCATGACCACCCTCACGATTGGGGTGAAACAATCTGGACAATACAAGCGTGTCAACAATCTTTTTGTCTGACAGGTCAACACCTGCAACATCCTTGAGGGCAGGTAAGTCGTAGCCCAAGATGTTGTGTCCAATAAGTTTATCAGCAGCCTTGAGTAATCCGTAGGCTTCTTCTAGTTGTGTAATGTCGAATGTAAATATATCGCCTGTGTCTACATCCTGAGCCACGACACAAAATATCTTTGTCGGTTCGAGGCCGTCAGCCTCTATGTCAAATACTAAGTTCATAACTCATCTCCGTCAAATGCGCTGTAGTTATCGTCATTGGGAATCTCAGAAAGTCTGCCTGTCTCACCATCGTAGATGAGGCTGCAAGCAACACCCACATCACCAGTGTATCTAGATTTTAGAACACGTACCTTTGTGGTCGATGCCTCGATAATATCATCTGACTGCTGATTCCGTTCTAGAGATATTACCGCATCAGATAACTGAGCGATTGACTGACTGCCTCGTAAGTGTGATAGACCTGTCTCGATACCATTCTCGTGACCACGATTGCCCTCGACTCGTCTGAGGTGTGACACCAGAATCATACCTACGCCTGTCTCTTCTACAAGGGAGCGTAGTCTGTGCATGATACCATCAATAGCTTTACGTTCATCACCCTCAAGGGCTTGTAGCACTAGCATGTGCAAGTGGTCTACAACAACCCATTTGCAATCCAAGCCGACAATCAAGTAGCGTAGCTTGCTGAATATATCTTCTAGGTGATTGACTCCGAGGTGTGCATGAATCCAAACACGACCCTCGTTCTCACCCATGAAGACTTTGCGGTAGATGTTCTCAAGCTCGTCATCGGTGTAAGCATTCTTAACACTGTCGAGGTGCAGTCTAGCGTTAGCTTCGATGGACATAATGCCCTCTGCTGTGCGACTCCAGTTCTCTTCTAGTGCTACAATGCCCACGTTATCTTTGGTGTGGTTGATAAGCCAATGCTCCAGTTCTCGTGTCACACTAGACTTACCAAGACCTGTACCACCAGTTAGAGTTACAAGTTCACCTGCTCGTAGTCCCTCAAGCTTTGTGTTGAGTCCTGTAAAGGGATAGGGAATAGACGGCTTCTTCTCGGTGCGTAGCTTCTTGTAAGCATCTAACTGGTTCGACAAGTTTAGAATGCCAGACGGAGTATAGACCTTAGCATCCCAGAAAGCACTAACGAATGCTGTATGCTTCCGAGCCTTGAGCATATCGTTAGCATCTTTGAAACCCTCTGGCAAGGACATAATCTTTGCCTTGTTGGGTGTCAAGAGTTTGGCAATAGCCCTCGCTCCCTCTTTGCCCTGCTTGTCTGAGTCGAAACACAGAACTACAGTTTCAAAAGATTCTAGGAACTCTAAGCTATTCTTAACATCACGAGCACCTCCTTGTGCTCCCGACTTTATAGATACGACAGGCCACTTACTTCCGAGTAGTTCGTATGCTGCCATAGCATCACACTCTCCCTCTACGACTGTAATAAACTTACCGCCTGCCTTAAAGAGCTGCTCTCCGAACAACCCTGTTTCCTTTGAGTCACCCTCCCACGCAAACTTCTTGTTGGGCTTCCGTATCTTTGTTGCTACCTGCTCTCCATTGCAGAAGTAAGGATAGCGGTGGCTAGTAACTTTGCCATTGAGAGTAGTAGACCTAACACCATACTTCTTAGCTGTGTCTAGGCTGATGTCTCTATCATCCAATGCGTTAAAGCTAGAGCCGTTTGTATGACTCGACTGATACTCTCCAAATTCCATTATCGTATCATCTTGTTTTGGTTGCACTTCCGCTGTGCCGTAATCTTTAAAATAACTATTGCAACTAAAGCAATAGGCTGACCCATCATCGTTCTGACTTACTGGGTCACTGCCTCCACAAGAGTGGCAAGGCAGATTGTGTTTGACAAAAGCCATGTTGATACCTCGTGATTAGTCTTCGGTTTCAACATCCATGTCCTCTGTAATAGCTTCATCCGTAAGCTTAGCTTCAAACAACTGCTGTATATGTGTAGCACCTGCTTGAAAGAGTTGTACTTTATCGTTGTATTGTCTTACGTTGACCATTGCTTGCTGAAGAAGCCCAAACAACGCTTGAGCCTCTTCGTCTAGCAGTGAAACATCGTAAGAAATATCGTCTTTCTTATAGATGTTCATTTATAACGCTTCCTCCATTTCGTCTTCTACTTCAAACTCTGCACCATCGACACTGCCGACAGATACCAAGTCTAACACTTGCATAGCTTGGAAGTCAAGACCTTTGAAAGTCTTACCTTTCCAAACCGATTCCCACTCTTTGTACTGAACCTTGACAGTCGAGCCATTACCTACACGCTCGTCAATAGGGTTCTTGTTAGCATCTACAAGCTTTGGAGCTGAACGAACCATTCCATTTGGCCCATTAACTTTACGCTTGATAATCAGAGCTGGCCCTTCTTCCATATCTTTTACTGCATAGCCCTTTGAGCGAAAGTCTTGCGCTGTGTCTTCATCTACTACTAGGTT